TGTCGATTATCGACTGTGCGAGTTCCTTATCTATCAGACCACGCTCATCGAACAGTTCGCCGAGTCCATTGTTTCTCGCCCATGATACAAGATCCTCGGTCTTTTGTGAGTGACCACCGATGCCTGTACCAAGGAAACCACTGCTCTTTTTGCGGGTCTCGATGCGCAGGTTATTGATTGCTGCAGTCGTGCCCTCCTTATAGTCGCCCTGGCCCCACAGGTCGCGCCATTCGTCCCACCAAGACAGTATGGATAGATTGCCCATAATCCAGTTGAAGGCACCGGTAAGCCAACCTCCGCCTTTCTGGTTTTGGTATATAGCTTGTGCCTCGGCTGCCTTTTCCACATAGGCGCGGTAAACCTCGTCATGGTACTCTCGCCACTGCCGGAGGTTTTTCAGACTGTCCTCTGCAAACCATGTGTCCTCTTCATGACGGGCCTCCATCACAGCGAGGCGGTATTGGTTCACCGAGTCTGTGAGTGCGTTGATCTCGTTAATCTTTTCTGCGTATGCCTCATATTCCTTGAAGGCTTTATTGTTGCCGAGCTCACTGATTTTTTGGAGCAACTGTACTGCCGTGGAAATGATCGTCAATATTATTGACGCTTTCTCCACCGCTGACACGGCCTCCACCCCGACCTTCTGGACAGTCGCGATGCCGTCAATGGTATCGGTGATAAACAATCCGACATCCATGATAAGCCCGATAACCTCACCAGCCTCACCGCCAATGGCGTTGCCAAGATCCTTTATGGCATCGGAGAGCCGTGAGACATTCTCACGTGCCTCCTGCTCTGCCTTGACATAGCGGTTGCTCGCCTTGGTATGTTTATCCTTCGCCTCGGTATATTTTGCCAAAGCCTCGCTCATGGAGAGGTAAGTTGCAACGATTACCGGTTTGCCGTTAGCATCAACACCCTCGGACTTGAGACCGGTGAAAATCTTACCACCATTTGTAACGATGTCGAGTTGTCTCTTGGCAGCTGCCAGTTCGCGCTGCGCCTCACCCAATTCTTCAGCCCGACGTGTCAACGCACCAAAAGGATCTCGGCTGTCAAGTTCGGACATTATTTCCTGAATGGTCGTAGTGTACTCGCGAAGATCCTGCGGATTCAGCACGCTTGCTGCGGTCCCTTTCAAACGCTCAAGCTGATCCAAAAGGCTCTGTAATGTCTCGCTTGACGTATCGCCAAGATCCTCGAATGCCCGGACATATTCCGGTGACTGTCGCAGTACCTCAAGGTCATGTGTCATCAATGCTCTGCCCTTACTTTTGACCGCCTCGGCGATGGAACGGTCAATCCTGGCAACTGCGGTGCTGTCACCATCCTTTACAGCCTGACGACGCGCCTTTTCAAGTGCAGCAATGTCATCATTGTACTTGCGCTCTATCTCAAGACGCTTGTCGGTATATGACTGGTATTCGTCTGTCAGTTCCTTATACAGGCGCTCCGTATCTTTCTTACGCTTCCGTTCATTGAGGGAGGTGGCATCATCGAGAACCGCCGACTGCTCGGCAGTCAATTCACGACCGAGTCCGGCTTTTTCATTTTCCACCTGCCAATCGCTCTTTTGCTTGGCGATGGCTTTTTTCCTTTTCTGATATTCATCATCGATGAGTTTGAGGCGTTTGGCAATGCCTTCCTCCATAAGTTCGGTCTCGACTTCGTCATTCTCCTGCTCAACGGCAATAAGTTCCTGTCCAAGTTTGCGCTTAATCTCGGCACACTTCTCGGCTTCGCGCTTGGCTTTTTCAGCCGCCTTTGATTCTTTTTCGGCATCACTGTCTGTACCAGGTTTTGCCTTGTCATATTCCTTTTTTGCGACATCGACGGCATCTTTCAGTTCCTTGGCTTTTGCCTCAAATTCTTCTTTATTGAGACTTTGGGTGGTATCTGCAATAAAAGCATTATATGCCTTCAATGCATCTTGATATTTTTTTCGCGCTTCCTTAGCCCAATCTGCCGGACTGTCCGTTTTTAGATTACGGCGGTTTTGTTCAGATGTGAGTTTGTTAAGCTGGTATTGTAATTCATCTCTGGTATAGGTGCCATTCAGCCTGTCGCCGGCACGGGTGATCTTTCCTTGTGTGGCACCCTGAATGGTCATCTTTGCCAATAAATCCTGGCGTCGTTTTATTTCTGCCTCAAGGGTATCGTTGCTGACTCCAGTCAGATCCTCGAAATAAGCATTGACTTCATCCTTGCGGATTTGGCCTTGAAGTGCCTGACGCTTGTTGCGTAACACCTTCAATTCTGCCTTTTCATCGGCCGTCAGACCTCCGACAGTCTGAGTATATGTTCCATGATTAGTTGTATATGTGTAAGTCGATTCTGTTGCAGCCTTACTCTCAAGTTCCGAAATTCTTTTATTAACAGTTTCTAATTCATTTTTGGGTTTTGTAATTGAATTCTGACCATCAAGAGCAGCAATCTCCTCTTTGATTTTCTTGATGTTTTTGAGTTTTTCATACTCGGTGTCGTATTTGGCGAATATGTCCGGGTACTTCTGCTCCAGTTTATTCAACGCCTCACGGCGTGTGTCGGTGGAAATGGCTTCATCGCCGGCTATGGAGCACAGTTCCTCTATCTTACGGCGATGTTCCTCCTCTGCCTCAATGGTTTTCTGCTTTTGTTTCTCATATTCCTCCTCTGCCTCTTTCATACGCTCTGTCTCGGTTTTCATCGAGAAAAGAGCCACACATACACCCGCGAGCAATGTTGCAACGAGAACATAAGGATTGGACATCATGGTTGCATTAAGCATCTTCTGCGCCTTCTCGACAAGCAGCAGCCAGTTGTAATGCAATGCTTCTGCCGCAGTAGCCCACCCTTTCATGGCAACCACGGCCATTACTGCAGTACGATAGACTCCGTATGTGGCAACGAGTCCAAGCAGGATTCGACCGAAACGCTCGTAATGCTCGATGATATAGGACACGCCGGAAAGGGTCTCGTTGATAATACCTTCCGACTGTTGCCCGATTTCGTTGAACATCATCGAGATTGCGTCCTCGATGTTGGAAATCTGACCAGTGATGGTCTTTGACTGCGCCTCCATAAGGCCACCGAATTTGCCACCTTCTCCAGTGAGGCTTTCAATTACTTTCTGCACCTCCGGGAAACCAACCTTACCGGCTTCGACGAGTCCCTTAACCTTGCTCTCGGCTACGCCAAACTGCTTGGCGAGTTCGGCAATCATAGGTATACCTCGACCGGTGAACTGGTTCAGATCCTGGGTGTACAGGCGACCCTGCGCCATAGTGGTGCCATAGAGATAGACAAGGTCATTCAGTGGCACGGACAAACCGGCGGCTATGTCACCAAGCCTGATAAGGGTTTCATTGACATTCTCTGCCTCGAACCCATAAGCGAGCAACTGCTTCGCGCCCTTTGACACTTCCTCAAGACCGAACGGTGTTGTCGCGGCCGTCTTTGTGAGCTGTGTCATAAGCGCGTTGGCTTTCTCGGCACTTCCCAGCATAGTAGTGAATGCCACCTCCAGTTGCTGAAACTCACCACGCGTCTTGGCAATAGCCGACACAAGTTGCTTCACCGCGAAGGCGGACACAAGTTTGGTTACCGTGCCATTGAGTTTCTGCGCCGCCCTGTCGGTGTCGCTCATCTCCTTGGTAACACGGTTAGCACCCCTACGGAGCCGCTCGATATTTCTTTCAGCCTCGTTAAGTCGCTGTGGCAGATTGCCACCAAGCAGTATTTCTATCTGTACCGGTTTCATGCTTTGAGGTTGCTTCTAAAAAAGTTCGCCACTTCCGCGGCTTCATCTTTGGCTGTTGTTTCTGGGTTGGCTTTGTGCTTTTTGCCCCCTACATACCGGGGAGCGTCACTTAACATCATGATCAACATCTGATAGCTCACCCCATACAGGATGTATCTTACCGACCACCCTGTAGCATCGGCTATCTGCCATACAAATCCGAAAGGGCTATGGGAGCCTTCATAATGGCTCTTTAACTCCCTGTCGCTTCCCGGCTCAGTCTCGGCTTCATCGGATTCGTCCGCTCGGCCAATCTGATAATAGGTAAAAAAGGGTCCGTGCCCATAAGGGTCACAAAGCGCATCATGGCCGCGAGCATATGATCGTGGGGCATCTTGTGCCGGACAATCCACGCCATCGGTCGCTCCCATAATCGCTGTGCCCACCAACCGCGACAGAGGGTCACGGCTACCATCCGTGAGATCTCATAACCATGCTCTGCCAGGAACTTCATCTGCTGTTCCTTGTCGAAATCCCACATCTGCTCACTTGTGACACCCATACGGTTGTACAGTTGTGCTATGCGGATCTGACCGGCAAGTGTGGGCCGACGCATTGTGGCTCTTACTGTGAACTGTCGTTTGAAGAATGGGAATTTGAAAGAGAAAAGGGGAACGCTGACTCCCGCATCAAGCAGTACATCCGCGCTCTCCCTCTCTATTTCCCTTGTGTAGCGAGGATCCATACGTTAGCCTTCTGCCTGTTCGGATTCATTGGGCTCTGGGGGAAGAAGCCAACCGTTAGCCTCGCTCCATTCTTCCGGGATTTCCGTGGTTTCGAATACTCCGTATGGAGGCACATCCTTCACCTTCGGTGCGCTCAGCTCCAGTTCCACCTCAATCTTGGTCGTCTCCTTGAGCGTGAGCTTACCGCCGAGGTTTGATAACAGTGTGGCATTGGGAATCAATATTGACTGCCCCGACACGAGTTTCAGCTCCCACGGTCCATTCATTACCAGTGCTTTCGACGGTGCGGTCCAACCGACTGTCTTCTCACCCTTTTTATGGAGCGCTCCTCCGAGAAACTGTTTCAGACTGCCGAAATTCAACTGGATCATGTCGAATTTCGGAGCTATCTTACCGTTGCTTTGAGGTATCACCAGAACCGACACGCCGGGCACCTGCTCGGCCTCGATTTTTGCGGCTTCGGGTTTTGTTCCACCCATGTCGAAACTGTCCTTACCGATGTACCCCACGGCTACTCCTTTATATTTTACGGCTCCGAGGCCGTACATGAAATCCTGGTCCATTACTTTTGTCGTTTTGAGATTATTATGATTGTTAAAATTATGCCGGAGAATACTCCGACTATAAGGTTCACCGCACCTACAAGCGTGGGACTTGTTCGTTGCTTGCGCTCCTGTTGGTACTGTGCCTCATGCTGCTCCAGCGCATCCCGAGCGGTGTGGTAAAGTGCTTCGTAATATTCCACCTGACGCTGCAGACTGTCGCATGTGCCGGTGATATACACTGTGTCACCATGAGCCGCGACCTTGATATTAGCCTGGCCGCTACGCTTGGTGTAGGCAGCACCTGCCGGCAGTTTAAGGAGGCTGTCCACGGATACGGCTATCTCCACCTTGCTCTCCGGAATTATCTCCCATCGTGTCTGCTTTATCACTGTTGCTGTGGTGTCGCGAATTTCGGTCTCCAGAGTCATCTGTGACTGCACCAAAGTCGATTTCCGGGTTGACGCGCAACTTGTAAAGAACAGGACAGCCGTCAGAATGAGGGCATGCAGAAGCAGCTTCAACGGCTTTACGGAGCCGGGCCATTTCTCTCTTGGCCGAGGCCATCTCACGCTTGTTTGCCTGAAGGTCCTCTCGTGTTGCATTGAGTTCATCTTTTAAGGGTTTTACGATGTTTTCGACAAGGATACGAGTAGCATTCTCGGTGTTTGTGATATGGACCGTTTCTGCGTCAGCCCTCGCTTTCTCGGCATCGGCTTCAGCTCTCTTTGCGTCAGCCTGAGCCCGCGCTGCCTCTGCGTTGGCTTTGCGGACAGCAGATTTAAGCGTGATGACTCCCACTATGGTTGCCACCAAGCCTCCGCCAAGAATAATATTGAGGACTTCGCTGGTTATCATTGCCACTCGTATTTATGTCGTTACTGGTTTATTCCAATTGATTTGAGCCACTTCTGCACATCGAAACTCGGACAGGCTTTAGCAGCCACCTCGTTGTGACCGATAATGCGGACATCGGGAAAGCATCGGTGAAAATCCTTTACATAGGCTTCCATTGCTTTGAGTTGTGCCGCCGTGCGAGTGTCTTTGGCTTTATTTTGCCAATCAGGAACAGACTGTGGTGGGCAACCACCGGCATACACCACATGACGGCTGACGGAGTTATAGCCTTTGGCACCATTGGTGATTTCCCACGGATCCACGTTGGCATCCTCGTTATTATCAACAAGACGCTCAACCGTGCCGTCAAGGTGGATAAGGTCTGTGTAACCGACCTGTTTCCACCCACGACCGCCTGCCGACACCGGGCTGAGGTGCATGCGCCGGATGTCGGCGGATGTCACCTCGCGCCCTTCAGGTGTCGCGGTGCAGTGAAGCACAAGATATTTGAGCTTTGCCATTACTCGGTTGTTTCAGGCTTTTTGGCATTGGCAGCCTTGAGGGCGGCCGAGAACTTGGGTGTGGCGCGGGAGTCAAGCACGACGAATTCCTCACCGAAGGCGATGTTGGTGTCGGCCATCATGAGCAGTTTGAAGAAGTAAATCTCGCCGGCGTTGGAATATTTGTCGATCTGGATGACCGACTCGTCGTTCTGCAGATTGACGGCGGCAAAGAGGTTGCCGTCAGCATCGGGCGAGCAGAGGGTGGCCACTATGACATTCTCCGGCCATGCCGCCACGGTCTCGATGGTGATGCCTTTGTAACGCTTGCGGTTGATCTCGGTCTCGCTGGCATTCTTGGCCTCGCGCTCGGATAGCTCGTCGTCATACTTGTCGAAATCTTCGACGCTCATGATGATGCGGAGGTTGGGGTTCTCGCGCATTGCCTTGGGGATGGCCTTGCGGATTGCCTTGAGTTTGTCAACCATAGTGGTGGCATTGGAGCCGTCTACCACGATGTAGTCCGCGCTCTTGGCAGCCTGGGTGAGTATGCCGTTCATGAGCTTGGTGTCATCGTTACCATCGGCGTACTCGCCGTTGACATAGTGGTCGCCAAGCTCGAACTGTACCTGCTTGCTGAGGGCGTCGAGCAGGGCATTCTGCGCCTCAGGCGGCAACTCGCGGAACACGAGGTCGCCTTTGGGTTGCCACTTGCGCCAGATGTGCTCGAAAGTGCGTGGGTTGAACACGGTGAAGGCCATGAAGTCATGTGGCACGAGTTCCTGCTCCGAATAGTTGAAGTCTCCCTTGCTGTCATCGACGGTGGGATTCTCCTTGCGCTTCTGGAGCATCTTGCCGGCCTTGAGACGGGGGATGCTCAGTTTCTTCTCGATGCCGGGGATCACCATTATGAGTCCCTTTTCCACGAGCTCATTCTTGGTGGCGGCGACGGTGAGGATTCTTTCCAGTACCTCGCCATTGTAGTTGGTGTTGTCTACTTTGATTGCCATTAGTGTAAATGATTTTGGGGTTACTGTTTCCTGAGAGTGGCGCGGATCTCGTCCATGCGAGTTTCCCATGGGCCCTTGACCGGGGTTGATGCTGGGGCGGGGTCTGTGGAAAGAGTGCCGCTGAGTTTGACCGCCGGAGTCATGGCGGCGAGTGTGGTGTTGAGATCTTCGATACCGACCTTTTTGCCGAGGTTGACAAAATGGTCTTTCTGGTCAGCGGTAATCTTCTTGGCTTCGACAGCGGCATCGACAGCAGCAGTGATCTGAGCGAGTTTGAGGTCATCGTTTTCCTTTCGCATCTTCTCGACTTCATCTTTTGATGATTTGAGTTCCGCGAGCTTAGCATTGACAGCAGCCTCGTCTGCCGTTTCCGGCAAGCCCAGTGTAAGGGCAATTTGCTTGAGTTCCATTTGCGGTTGGTTGTTAATTGGGTTATTGCTTAGCAGGGGAAGGGGGCAGTCGCTCCCATCGCCGAGCGTTATCTGTGTTCCATCTTTGCGCAGGACGATGGCGTCATCGTTGGCACCTATATCCACGACCGACACCTCATATATCCGGCTCTTGGTTACTGTCGGGCGCTTCTGCCCCTCAAGCAAGTACTTCGGATCTCCGCTGGTCTCCAGGACATCGAATCCGATGCTCACCATGCGGAGTGAGCCGAAATCCCATTGCTTCTTACATTGTTTTGACAGTTCGGTTGCCTCGTCAAAGCACGGCTCCCCGGTTATCTCCCCGTCCTCGACGCGGATATCCTTCATATAGCCGATTACCTTGCCGCGCTCGTGCATATAAAGCAGGAGCGGATTGCGCTCATATTGTGATACGTCCACCCCGGAGGTCAGCACACGGTAACCATAGCTGTTGAGGGTGTCGTTTGTCAGTCTAACTCTTTTGCTCATGTCTGTGCGATAATGATTTTCGATGCAAGTTTACTCCGATAATCACCTATGCTCCAAAAAAGTGTGCAATGGTTGCACACTTGTATGCAATGATTGCACACTTTTTTTGTTCCAACCGCTTTTACAGCCACCTTTGCACCATATTTAACCGCATTATCGCATACCCAGATATGGCAACAAAGGATAACGAAAAGAAAAAATCATTGGCGAGGTCACTGTTCATGTCCGGCATGGAGATGACCGAAATAGCCGACAAAGTGGGAGTGTCGCGTGTCACCATCTCAAAATGGTGCAATGCCGATGGATGGAAGGAGGCGCGTGCCGCAAAAAACATTACGCGCCCGGAACTTGTAAACAAGATTCTGCTATCCATCGATATGCTCATCGAACAGGCCAACGCCACAAATGATCCGACACAGATGGCCGGTCTTGCCGACAAGCTCGCAAAGTTCTCCGCTGTCATCGAGAAACTCGACAAAAAAGCTAACATCATCGATGCCATCGATGTGTTCAAGGCTTTCTCCGGGTGGCTCGAATTCCGCGCACAGACAGACCCATCTATCACACTGGAGCTCATTCAGAAAGTAAATCAGCTCCAGGATATGTTCATCATCGAGTCTATCGGTAAAGGCGGGGTAATCTGATATGGCTACCGCTGCTGACATCAAAAAGGCGATTGCGGACTGGAACGACCATTGCAAGCGTGTCCGCTCCCTTACTCCGATTACTATGTCGGTGGCCAAAGAGTCACCGTCTGAACGAGACCGGCGCATACGCCGTCTGCAATCCAACTATGCGGCTTTCTGCGAATATTACTTTCCCCATTACCTGACGCTTCGCGATAAGGTGACAGGAGAGGCTCTGCGAGTTATCCACAATGCACCTTTCCACAATGCGGCCGCACTGAAAGTAAAGAACACCCCCAACCTCAAGGCTGTATTCAAATGGCCTCGCGGTCACGCCAAGTCAACACATTTCGATATTTTCCTACCACTGTGGCTGATGTTCCAACCCAAGCGGCTCATCAACTTCATGGTTGTTGTCGGCAAGAGCGAAGACAGCGCAAACCGTCTGCTTGCAGATATTCAAGCCGAACTTGAATATAACCAACGTCTCATCTCTGACTTCGGAGAGCAGAAAAGTGCCGGCACCTGGACCGAAGGTGAATTCAAAACACAAAGTGGCAACAAGTTCCTTGCGGTGGGGCGCGGTCAATCCCCGCGTGGTCTGCGAGACCGCGAGTCTCGACCCGACTATATTGTAATCGATGACCTTGATGACGATGAACTGTGCCGAAACGAGAAGCGTGTGAAGGATTTGACCGATTGGGTCAAAGAGGCGCTTTTCGGGGCGCTCGATGTGGGGCGCGGTCGCTTCATCATGGTCGGCAACCTTATATCCAAATGCTCTGTGCTTGCCAACCTCTGCAACACAAAGGGAGTCCACGTCTCCGAAATCAAGGCTATTGACCGCAACGGTAATCCTGTGTGGGCGGAGAAATGGACTAAAGAAGAAGCGCAGGAGTACGCTGATTTTGTAGGATTCCGCGCCTGGAACAAAGAGATGATGCACAACCCTATCAACGACGGTTCCATCTTCCGGCACGACTGGATCCGATTCAAGCGTCTGCCAAAACTTGAAAAATACGAAATGCTTGTGTGCTACACCGACCCCTCGTTCAAATCCACTTCTGCCAATGACTACAAAGCCTCACGACTGTGGGGCAAAATTGGCACTGAACTGCATCTGATTGACTGCTATGTCCGCCAGGATACAGTTTCCGGCATGGTGCGGTGGCTCTATGATTTATATGAGCGCACACGCGACCGTGTAGCCATCTCTTTCTTTATGGAAGCGAACTTCATGCAGGATATCATTCTTGATGAATTCGCTGCCGAAGGAAATCTGCGTGGCTACCAGTTGCCACTACTGCCCGACAAGCGCAAAAAACCAGAGAAGATCCAACGTATCGAGGCGGTTTCACCTCTATGGGAGCGAGGCTTCGTATTCTATAATGAAGCATTGAAGGATTCTCCGGACATGCAGGTGGGCATTGAGCAGACTCTCGCTCTCGAGCGCGGTTCCAGGGTCCATGATGACGCTCCCGATGCCGATGAAGGTGCTATCTGGTATCTCCAACGCAATACACGTCAAGATGTGTTTGAACCTGTCGTGGTTCCGAGACCACGGCCTAAAAATATATGGTAATATGTTTATTAATATCGAAGATTATAAGGTCGTAATCGGCGACCAGGCGTTCAAAATCGTATCCCAGGCCGACCAAGCGGTTATCGCTAATGCTGAGGTTGAAGCTATAGAGGAAATGTCAGGTTACCTTCGCCCGGTGTATGACACCGATGCTATTTTCGCCGCTGCCGGAAATGACCGCAATCGTCTCGTGGTTATGTATGCCGCCGACATAGCCCTATACCACATGTCAGCGTCGATGCCGCAAAAGATGGGTTCTGAAATCCGCAAGGAGCGGTATGACCGCGCCATAAAGTGGCTTGAGGATGTGCAGTCCGGCAAAATCGTGCCTGACCTGCCTTTGTATGAGGAAACGGAGGGCGACGGTGCTCCCATCGGCATTTCCTACCACAGCGCGCCGAAACTTAACCATGACTGGTGACTATGAGCAGAAAAAAATACAACCGCGCCATCTCGAAGCAGAAGAAGGCTGAGGCAGCAAAGCGCAGCGCACTGATCATGGAGTTGTTCCGTACTTCAGAGTATCTGACGCAGAATGACATCTCCAACTGGAGAAACGCCTGGCAGTCGGCCATCGATGTACGCAACCCATCCAGGCTGCGCCTTTACGACATATACCGCGATGCCATGACAGACTCCCATCTATCCGGCTGCATCCAGCAGCGCACAGGATTCGTAATGTCACGCTCGTTCAAATTGGTAAATGCTGCCGGTGATGCAGTTCCGGAAGCAGAACATCTGCTCGACCAGGCATGGTTCAAGGATCTGTGCCGGTATTGCCTTGAGGCGAACTGGTACGGACATTCCCTGATTGAGCTCGGCGATGTAGTGAAGGACGGAGACGGGCACCCCTCTTTCAACGGGGTCAAACTGATACCGCGCCGTCATGTCATTCCTGAATATGGCCGAGTGGTGGTCCGGGTGGGCTATAACTGGCAAAGCGGTATCGAATACCGGGAGAGACCGTGGTCAGACTGGCTTATCGAGGCTGGGCGACCCGATGACCTCGGGTTGCTGCTCAAGGCCGCGCTCCACACTATCCCGAAAAAGCACGCCTCTGCGTTCTGGGATTGTTTCGCCGAGATTTTCGGCATGCCCTGGCGCGTAGCCAAAACTTCAACACGCGACAAGAACGAATACCGCAAACTTGAGGATCTTATTTACAATGCCGGCAAAGGCATGGGAATGGTCACAGGCATGGATACGGAAATACAATTCATCGAGTCCGGCAAGGGAGATGCCTTCAATGTCTATGACAAACGCATCGACCGGGCCAATTCCGAACTGTCCAAACTTGTAATCGGCCAGACCATGACAATCGAGGACGGTTCCTCGCTTTCACAGTCGCAGACGCACCTTCAGGTGTTCGAAAATCTGGTTGAGTCTGACCGGGATATGCTACGCGACATCATCAACAACCAGCTCCTGCCCCGCATGGTCCTCCACGGGTTCCCGGTAAAGGGACTGCGCTTCGAGTGGGATGACGCAGTCGACTACACCCCGGAGCAGCAGGTGGCATACGAGACTATGATTGCTGACCGCTACGAGGTGGATCCGTCATACTTTGCCGACAAATACGGCATGCCGGTCGGTGAGCGTAGAAATCCTGTCGCACTGCCTGAACCCGGCAAAGATGATGACAAGAAGAATAAAACTAAAGACAACGACAAGCACCAGCACTCTTTTTTCGATTAGGCCCCTCTGACTATGAGGGGCTGCACAGCCGCTATGCCTCGCTCCTGGCTGACTGCCCGGAATTGGAAACGCTTGCCAAACCGGGGGATGATATGCGCCGTAAACTGTCATCACTATTTGAGGGTATGATGCGCGCTCTTTTCAATGAGGATGGTGCAGAGTTCCGCGTCGAACTTGTGGCGGATCCGGCTGTGCAGGAGTTTGTCGGCACACATGCGTCGGCTCTTGACTCGGCATTTGAAAAGGTGGAGATGTCAGATGCCATGCGCAGGAGACTCACAAGATCCAACTACATATTCTCCGGCATGAAGGCGTTCCATGAGCTCAACGAGGCTTTCCCCTCATTGCTCGATGAGAACGGTAATCGAAAGTCGTTTGAACGTTTTTTGAACGACGTTCAAACGATAGACAAAACCTATAATTCCAACTATCTCCGTGCCGAATATAATTTTGTCGCCGGATCCGCAGAAATGGCTGCACGGTGGGAGTCGTTCATGCAGGATGGCGACCGCTACTATCTCCAGTACCGTACACAGCGTGATGACAAGGTACGCCCTGAACATGCGGTTCTTGATCGAGTAACGCTTCCAATCGATGATTCTTTTTGGGAGGAATTCTACCCTCCTAACGGTTGGAACTGTCGCTGTACGGTGGTGCAAGTCCGCAAGTCAAAATGCCAGTCCACCAATCATGATGAAGCGATGCGACTTGGCGATGAAGCTCTGCAGCGTGACACCAAAGGGATCTTCCGCTTCAACGCCGGCAAGGAAGGCAAGTCCGTCCCGGACTACAATCCCTACACCATACGCCGTTGCCGGGACTGTGATGTAGCCAAAGGCAAAGCCAGACTCGCAAGGTTTATTCCTGATAACGAAGTGTGCCAGGCGTGCGTGATATTCCACCAGTGTGCCGGAGATGCCGAAAAGAGTGCCTTGGCTATCGAGCGTAAACATTATCTGCATGAAATGGAACCGCTGCTTACACGGTCATGTTCAAAGACTATTGCTGACGACAACACAATAACAGCCGGATTCAGCACCTATGGCAACAAGCACCTATTTTCTGATACATTCGGTCGCTCAAGTGTACTGACGAAAGATGACTTAAAAGATTTGGCAACATTGCTCGAGAACTCCACATTTATTGAGGATTCAACCATCACGCACCCTCGCTCTGATAACATTGAACATTTCTATTACTTCAAAGCGATTCTGCACGGGCAAGAAGTCAGATTAAATGTAGCAAAGCAAATATATCGGAGACCTAACGGTCAAATTGAAACTCGATATTTTATGTATTCAATCAATGACATATAAAAAAGAATCTCAAAGGCGGCTATTAGGTCTAAATTGCCAGTACGCCATTCCTTTAAGATTCCTTATTCCTTAAAACATCGGGCGACAATTAGAATCAATTGCCAGTACGCCATTCCCGATGTGCTTGGACTACAAAGATAACACTTTATTTTCAAATACAAGTAATTATGGACAAGATTTTACTTTTTCTCAAGACCTCAAACCGCTATAAACACCTCATCGGTGGTTTTCTTGTGGGTCTTTTCGCCCTCGGCGCACTCCCTGCGCTCTATTCTGCCGCCATTGCCGGTACTTGCCTCGAATTGAAAGACAAACTCCACGGCTGCTATTGGGATTGGCTTGATTGGCTTCTCACTGTTGCCGGTGGTGGATTTGCCGCCATTTTGTGGCTCTTGATTTAACATATTCACTGATGAACGCCGTTTTATGAGTAACTTTGCACTTTGAAAGGCGGTGTCCCTCAATAGGCCGTGTGGTCTATCGCGGCAACAACAACGCGAATGCGAATGGCGGCGTGTCGTACGCGAATGCGAATAACGATGCTTCGAATTCGAACGCGAATGTCGGCTCGCGT